GGGTTCTCATCAACAAACTACAACTAAAGGTGTAATGACTTTACATGAATTAGAAAGAATGCCTAATATAAGAATAGGCTATGGAATGACAACATATAGTTTAATAGATGAACTTAAAAATAATATGTCAATAGATTATGAAGACTTAAAGAAGCGTAATGATGTAGGCGATTATACATTTGATACTTATTTTGAAATTAAGTTAGATACAAATCCTGTAATGCCTTTTGATATGAGAAGGCTAAGGCCAGCTTTACATAGGTTAATTGAAGCAGAAATTAATAAAGACCCTTATCTTACTGATCCTCAGAAAGGAAGAAGTAAATCTCCAAAAGATCAGGTAATAGATGATGTAATAGAAAGTTTTAAAGAAAAATTAAAGCCATATAAAACAACTAAAGTTACACTAAATCCTGCGAAGAAATTTAAGAAAAAACCAAGAAAAGCAAAATTAATAAAAAGTAAACCTAGCAAAATACCAAAATCAGTACTTGTATCGGTAGCAGGAAAACCTAAAAAGGTTAGAAAACAAACTACTGGTTCAGCATCAAAAGGAACTGGAGCTTCTCAAGAAAATCTCATAAGATTAAAAAGTAACATACAAAGAAGTTTAAGTGCACAGATGAGAAGAAATATGGGTAAAGAGGGTAGGCTTCATAATAGAACAGGAAGATTTTCAAATAGTGCTCAATTATTAAATTTAAGACAAACAAAAGGTGGAATAAGTGGAGAGTATACTTATCAAAAATTTCCTTACCAAACATTTGAACCAGGATTTGCACAAGGAAAGGATAGATGGGATCCAAAAAAGCTAATAACAATGAGCATTCGAGAATTAGCAATAAAACATTCAGAAGCACGATTTACACAACTTAGGAGAATATAGTGGCATCGACCTATAGAACAGCAAGAAATAAAATTGTCGATGCTTTAGTAAAAGAATTAAAAACGAGTATAAATGGAGTATCACCATATAACTCAAATATTTTTAATAATGCTGATGGGCATTTAAAATTTCTAGATACAATCCAAGAATACCCGCAAGTATGTGTGGTAGCAGGAGATGAAACTAGAGAGTATGAGCCCGGAGGGCTCAAATGGAGGTTTTTACAGATAGATATAAGAAGTTATATTAGTGATGAAACAGAACCTCAAGAGACTCTAGCTCTACTATGTGAGGATATAGAAAGAGTTATAGATAATAATGATGTATTGACTTACGATGATACGGTAAGTCCAGCATTAAAAACAACTTCCTTAACAATAATGACAATTGCAACCGATGAAGGAGTATTAACTCCTTTAGGAATTGGAGAAATTACAATATTGTGTAGGTATTAAACCGAAATTACAAAGCAGATAAAAATCTAGCTACGTACTTTCAAAGACTAAAAAAGATAGGAGAAAAGCAATGGCTTTAAATCTTTCGAGAAACACAAAAGTATATGTGAGTTCCGTAAATGGAGCTCCTACAGCAGGTGGCGGAATATTAACCGCTCATATCACAACTCAAGGTTCTGGTTATGCTGCAGATGATATAGTTACCTTAGGTACTGGTTCTGGATCAAATGCTAAATGTATTATACTATCTGTTGGAGGCTCAGGGCAAGTAGTCACAATAGCAATCCCAAATAATTTCAGGGGAAATGGTTGGTCAGTAGACGATACAGCAACTGAATCAGCAGTAGAAAGCTTCGCTGGAGTTGATAATGCCTCTGCCGCGGGACTGGTAGTTACAGTTGATAGTATTCAAACAACTACAGTGACAAGTGAAGGCGCAAGAGCAGGAACAGGTAGATTCAAAGGAAATGAAACAACCGCAAACTGTTTTAGAATAGGTGTCCTAGATGGATACAGCTTCTCTCAGGGAAGCGATTCAACTGATGTAACAATATCTGAAGCGGGTGCTACGCCAAATCGTGGATCAAAGAGATTCAACGATGCGTTACCCCCAGCCGAATGGTCATTTGGAACTTATGTTCGACCATTTGTTCATGGAGCAGCAAGTTTTAGAACTGCTTTAGATCATGATTGTGCAGAAAACATTCTATGGGCAGCTTTAGCGGGTACAGGGTTACCTGGCGATACAGACGCATCTCAAAATGCATCTGACGCCGCTGGAGGCGCTGTAACAGTAGGAACTACCGCTCAAAACGGCTCATTAGTAGACTTTCAAGCATCAGATGTTCACGAACTTATGAAACTTAATTTATACTTCGTACTAGAAAATACAACTTATAGACTGAATGATGCTCAAATCAATCAGGCTGAAGTAGACTTTTCTATTGACGGAATAGCGCAAATCACATGGAGTGGTAACGCAACAACTATTGACCAAGTAGAAACTGCACTAGAAGATCCTTCTAAGTATGCGATTATTAACCAAACAGAAACTGAAGATACAAATGGAAACACAGATACGTATGCAGAAGGTTATAACTTTGTAGATACAACTGGCCCAAGTGACGCAGATTACTTGAGAAACAAACTATCAACACTTTACCTTGATGTTGACGCACAAGGTGGAGGAGCTTCTTCCAATGGATTGGACAATAAAACTTATGATATTAATATCACAGGTGGAAGCATAACAGTTGCCAACAATGTTACTTATGTAACACCAGAAACAATTGGTGTCGTTGATAAACCAATCGGATCCTTTACAGGAGCAAGAACAATAACAGGTTCTTTAACTATGTATTTGGATACTAAATCAAATGGTTCTAACGAATTATTAACAGATTTAACAGCAGCTAGTGACCTAGTAACAAACGTATTTGATATGCGTTTATACATGGGTGTTAGCGGTGCTGTTGGAACTGATAATGATGCAATGGACTCAGGAGACTTCACAGCTCCTGGTGTTGAATTTAATTTGCCAAAAGCTCATTTGCAAATACCAGCAATTGAGGTGGCAGATTTAGTTTCAGTATCAGTCGAATTTGCGGCTCACGGAACTGATCTCTTGACCGGAGATGAAATGAAGGTCAAATATTTAGGATCTACTTCTCACACTCAAACAGGCTACTCAGCCTCGAGTGCAAGAGCAGTTGATGCTTAGATAAAACAATGTCTTATAGTTTTCTTCGTGAGAGTAAACTATATATAGTGTATGGGGGTAATAAGTATAGAATATATACTACTACCTCCATCACTTTTAATCAAACATTTACGGAAGATTCGTACTCAGTAAAGACTCTGCACGATCAATCAAAAATGTTTGCGAACTCAAATATAACAAAAGCAAATTCTGCTAATTTTAGTTTTGATGTTCCTTTAACAATAGAGAAAGACGAGTCTATAATAATAGATTTATTAGGAGATGTAGTTAGTACAAGTGATTCTGATATAGAAACACAACAACTAAAATCTTTTGATATCTATGTACAAACAGGAAGTAGCACTTTCAAAGTAGAAAGCGCAGTAATTACTTCAGCTAGTTTTGATTTTGTACCACAAAATCAATTTACAGTTAGAATAGAAGGACAAGGAACTAAATTATCAAGGATTAGTCCCGTAATAGAATCAGCTGGTTCGTTTCAAACAGGTGAATCTTACATTATTACAGTAGTAGGTAACACAGACTTTACGTCAATAGGTGCTGCTAATAATAACGTAGACACACAGTTTCAAGCAACAGGTGCTGGTAGCGGAACAGGAAAAGCAAGTTATGTTATCCCCGGAAGCGCTCAATCTGAGTCTTCCACAAGAACCCCTCTTTTAGTATATCCAGTTGTAACAGTTGACAGTTTAAATATGAGTAGTATACTTACTTTAAACATTAGTCTTCAAAATAATATCGATTGGATACCCTTCGAAACCCTTCATAATAGTCTATCTGTAACTAACTCAAGTAACGCAATGTTTCCTAGTGCGTACACATTGGAAAAGCGTATTCTATCGGGAGCAATACAGCAATACCAAACAGATAATAATATAACACAATTTGATGATTTTAGTACTAATAGTAATATTAGTTTAAAAGCGATTAAAGTAGGACAAGCAGCAGGTGCAACCCCCTTTTTACAATGGGATATAAATCCAGCTTCTTATACTGCTAGAATGGAACCAGGAGAAGTTTACAAACAAACTTACGACTACCGTTCTTTAGATAATACAGCTACTGGTACACAAATCACTCAATATTCATAGGAGAATATAAATGGAACTAAAAAGCCTGTTGGTCGACAGTAAGACCACATGGGTTGAGTTTCCTGGCCTTGATGGATTTGAAGTCGAACTAGCGAACCTCTCCCGAAAAGAACTCGTCGCATTGCGAAAAAGATGCACACTAAATAAATTTAATAGAAAAATAAGACAATTTGAAGAAACTTTAGATGATGATAAGTTTGTAATAGAATTTACTAACGCAACTGTAAAAGGTCTCTTT